ATAACACTGTGTTAGTCCAGCTATCGTCCCATGCTGTTGTCCCAACTTGTACCCATGTACCACTGCTATTTCTATACCCTACAGTCATTGGGTGAATTGTGGTTAAATCTGGTTCTGTAACATCGTCGCCTACTGCTACAACAGCATAACTGCCATTCTTGCCAACACTGCTAACAGGGCCGCCTGTTAAAGCATTTACTTTGGTTGGATCTGTAATTACTAAAGGTATTTTGTTAGTGAATGTTTGGCCGCCTGTTACAGTGGCAGCATCTCCGTTCCACTCAAAGATACCCCAATTGGTGTTGTCAACATCTAACCAATAGGTTCCATTATTAGGTTCTGCTGCAGGAGCGCTGGCACTAGCATCTAGCTCGGCTAGATCTAAATCAGCACGTACTACATAAGCACGATTGCTAACACCTAATAGACTATATGCTGCCTGTAAGCCATATTCATTCTGCTCTCCAGCATGAATTGGATTGTTGCTCGCATCTGTCTTGAATAACGGATCGCCAAAAGTATCTCCAAGATCTTTTTGACTTGTTAGAAGGTAAACTTTGCCTGCGTTGGCCTTTAGTGTACCTGGAGCAGTGCCGTCTCCTGCACTGTTACTTTTGTCTTGAGCAGAGGCAACCACAATCATTGGGACTGTGCCGGGCTCCGCTGGTGTATAAAATGATTCGTCAATTACTTTGACTTCTACGCCTGGTGAACTTAATGCCATATCAGCTTCTCCTAAGGGTTCTTGTTCTAAATGTATTTAGTGTATTTTGGCAAAATCTTACGCTAATACACCACTGAAAAGGGAAAGAAAAGGTGCGTATAAATACAATATGTCAAGACCGTTATGTATTTGTGGATATAGACCAGCTGCCGTTAACTATGTTAAGAACGGTCGCACTTACTATCGTAAGAAATGCGAAAGCTGTCTAGCGGGCGGAGTAGGGCATGGCATCCCTAAATGGTATTTGGATGGCTACCGAATGAAAAATGTCTGCGATAAGTGTGGCTTTAAAAGCAAACACAGTGAACAGTTTAACGTCTTTCACGTGGATGGAAATCTCAATAACAGCAGGCCATTGAATCTAAAAACTGTTTGTGCCAACTGTCAGCGTACTCTAGCCAAAGAAGGCGTTAAATGGTCGCAAGGTGGGCTTCAACCAGATTTTTAATTTGAGAGAACAAGTCGTCTATTGTTCCGTTGTTATCGATTTCTAAGTCAATGCCACGGCCAATCCAGGCAGTTTCGCTAGCGTGGATTCCTAATCGTTCCATTCGCACTTTACTAATAGACCAGCTCATATTACTATGACCTTGGTTAACGTTCCACGCATCTTGATACCATTCAGGATCACTGCCGCGTACTACACGCACCACTTGTCCGCCTGCGTTCTTGATGGCGGTAATTTCATTAGGGAATCTTACATCGCTGATAACAATGTTATCCTTAGTTTTACGCATCTTATTTTCCAAGCTGGCAATCCAGATGTCATCGTGAAACCCGTTGCGGCAAACTTCTGTGCCCCATTGTTGTAAGATCCATCTAGGAGTTAGAGTGGGCTTGTTTAAGCGTTCTGCCCACCAAGGGTCAACTTGTTCGCGCCATTCACGAGCTTCTTTGGTACGACCTTCTAGTAGTGTTCTGTCCCATCCGAACACTGCAGCAACAGCATCTTTAAGTGTGTTGGCAAAACTATCTCTTCTAAAACCATGAAAGTTTACCAAATAATCTGCGGCAGTATCTTTGCCCGAACCAATGAATCCCACGAAGCCTATAATCATACTATCTCCTGCTGATAGTATATATATTACAGGATTTTTACAATAAGGTCAATAGTGATTGATTAAACGCCGTACTTATTTCGTTTAGGTTTAGCAACTGTACTGATTTTGTTAACGCTATCTAATTCTAAACTGCGCATGTCTCCGTGATTTACATCATCGTAATCTGCGCCCACTGCTTTGGCGGCTTTTTTGAACATTTCGTTTTCAATTTCTGTATATGGGTGTACAGTTTTCCTTTTGCCATGCCAGCTTTTGGCATCAATGTCGGGTACAGTTTTGCCATCAGTAGCAGCCATGGCTTGGCCTAGTTTAAACGACACATAATCACTATTCATTTTTTCAGCATCGCCGTAAGTGCTTATACCACGACTAGATTGACTGTGTCGCTTGGTAATTTTAGCCTGTTTAGCTTCTGAAATAATTTCTGTAACTTTCATTCGCAATTCCATTTACGCAAAGCAAGTGCCTTGCGAGTTGGTTCACCATTGGGCTTTTTCATTGGGCCGTCAACTCCGCCCATTCTAGCACAGAATGATTTACGGCGTTTAGCATCCTTACTGCCTGCTTTTAATTTACTAGGTTTAGTAGTTACTGCTGTTTGTAATTTGCTACCAGGATTTTCACGACGGTAGCTGGCAACGCCTTTGGCATTTAGGCCACCAGCTTTACTTTTACCTTCTTTTCTACGCCATGCGGCAGATTCTGAAATAATTTCACTAACTTTCATAATTATCCAATCACAAATGTCATGGGCGTACCGCCCGATACTAGCGTTTCAAGTTCTTTATCCAGTGCCGTAATTTCTTCTTTGCTGGCTGCTTTAAGGTCACTTCCGTTAAGTTGTGTGCCACCGCTTGGTCCAGCAATTTGAGCAAACTTGCTACGAGCTTCGCCTAGTATACCTTTACAAACTGCTAGACTATAATCTCTAATCCATTGCTTGGCATAAAGATCATTTATAAGGTTGTAATCAGGTCTGTAGTTGTGGCAACGAAGCATAAGTGTTTCACCGTCAACAAACGGTCTTTGTAATATTCTTAAGATATGACTTTGCTGAATCCACTGAAACTCAATATAGCTACCAAACATACGGCCAACCATTTCTTGATACTGCGCAAACATATCATAAGTGGCAATGCCGCCCATCATGGTGCTGTTTAACAAATATGTGTTGGTATAAGCAAGGTTAAATGGTTCAAAGTTAGTGCCTGTGCCGCCACCTGTTCTAGATCCTAGCGTTCGTCTAAATACACTTTGTACAGCAATGACTTCATCGGGTAATCTGTAATCGTTTCTGTCTTTTTCTAGCTCTAAAAACATATAACTTTCTTCAACGGCATTTGGGCTACGTTGTCTAAAGCGGTTGATAGTTTTTTCCAGGGCTGTTTCAAAGTGAATAGGGTCTAGTTCGACATCGATCATGCCATCAGCCAGCATAGTGCGGCAGTAATCGTATACTTTTTGTCTTTCAGCTTGTGGATTTGTTTCTGACATTTGGTTCTCCCACTATATTTATTAATAAATATACTACTATGCCACGTTTATCACTATACCGCCCTGAAAAGGGCAACGATTATAAATTTATAGATCGTTCTGCCAGCGAGATGTTTCAAGTGGGCGGAACGGACGTATATTTACACAAGTACCTAGGACCTGCAAATCCCAGCGATGCCAATGCCACCGCTGATCAACCTCAATACGATGCTGTGAAAGAAACAAACATTCAAGATTTGTTATTTCTTGAAAACCGTGACAGAAAATATGATCCTAGCATATACAGATTACGCGGCGTATACAATGTTCAAGATTTAGATTTTAATTTAAGTCAGTTTGGATTGTTTTTAGACAACGATACAATTTACATGACCATGCACATAAACGATTTTATTCGTTCAGTGGGCAGGAAACCCTTGAGTGGTGATGTTGTTGAATTACCGCATATTAAAGATGAATTTGCGCTCAACGACATTGATGTCAGCTTGCCTAGATATTTTGTTATCAGTGATGTGGGCCGTGCCGCAGAGGGATTTAGCCCCACATGGTATCCGCACTTATATAGATTAAAACTTACAAAAATTGTTGACAGTCAACAATATAAAGAAATATTTGATCAAAAGGTCGTTGACCCTATTACAGGCGAAGAGACAAATACCACACTACGCGATATTCTAAGTACACACAATAAAGAATTACAAATAAACGATGCCTTAATTGCTCAAGCAGAATCTGATGCTCCTAAGAGTGGCTACGAAACCCAGCAGTTTTATACACTAGCAGTCGATGCTTCTGGTAGGGCAGCATTACAAGGTGTGGACGATTCTTCTGCCCCTCCAGATGCGTCAACTATGACCATGGACGCAAGTCGTGTGGCCAAACGTCCTCAACGTAATGGTTATAGCGGTTACTTGACAGGCGACGGTATTGCGCCTAACGGGGTAGATTTTGGACATGGCATACAATTTCCAAATGGAGCTTTGGACGGTGACTTCTTTTTACGTACTGATTTCTTGCCTAACAGATTGTATAGATTTGACAGTACACGATGGATTAAATTTGAAGACAATGTGAGAACTACACTAAGTAACACTGACACTAGAAATACGCTTAAAGGTACATTTATTAATAATAGTAATAAAACAGGTGTGGATATTGTTGCCAATGATTTTGTTACGCCCGTTGCTGACACTACAACGTTGTTGACTACAATAACTTATACTGCTGGCATGTATGCCACTGCCAGTATAGGAGATGGCATCTTCCCAACAGTGACAGTTACTTCGGGTCTTGCTGGCAAAGCCTTGTTGACATTTAGTGAGACAGCGCCTGCCAATAAACAAATTGCTTGGAAATTGTATAGCAGCGCACAAGAACAACGAATAGCAGTTAGTAAAGCGTTGAAACCCAAGGCAGATTTATAATGCAATATTTTTATGACGGTCAAGTACGTCGCTACCTATTACAGATTATTAGGTTACTAAGCAACTTTGTGGTCAAATACGGTGACGGCAGTCTTGTACGTGTGCCTGTAATGTATGGCGATGCCGATAGACAAGCGGCCAATATTATTAAACAAAACAGTGAAAATACCATACTGGCTGCGCCACGTATAGCAGTATATATTACTGAACTAGAATTAGACATGAGCAGAATCAGTGATTCTAGTTTTATTAGTAAGGTACATGTGCGTGAACGAGCAGTAAATGAACTTACCGGCGAGTATACTTCTAGTCAAGGCAACAACTATACTGTTGAACGACTAATGCCAACGCCATTCAAACTGACAGTTAAGGCAGACATTTGGTCAAGCAGTAACGATCAAAAGTTACAAATACTTGAACAAATTTTAATGTTGTTTAATCCCAGTTTAGAAATACAAACCACTGACAACTATGTGGACTGGACCAGTTTAAGTGTGGTAGATTTGACACAAGTGGTTTACAGCGGCAGAAGCATACCAGTGGGCACTGCCACTGAAATAGACATAGCAACACTGACTCTTCAGACTCCTATATGGATCAGTCCACCTGCTAAAATTAAACGACTTGGCGTCACTACCAGTGTTATCACTAATATTTTAAGCTCATTGAATAATTCCAACGGAGATTACGTGGAAGGATTGGGCAGTGACAATAACATTTCAGGATTGACTAATCCGCCTACAGATCCATTGTTTGGTCAAACCACAACCATAGGTAATTTTGACATAGAAGTTGTAAATGGGCAAATTAAACTTATCAGTAACGAAGGAACTTACCTAGCATGGAGCATGTTGATACAACAACACCCTAATGTTTATCATCCTAGCCTAACAAAAATTTATCTTAGACAGCCCGATGGCAGTTATGTAGTAGGTTACATTGCGATTAGTTCCTTAGATGACACCATCATGGTAGTCGACTGGGATTCAGACACCTATCCCGGCAATACATTGATTTCATCAAGTTATAGAACAAGCACTGGTACATTTGATGCCATTATAGATCCACAGCAAACAGGCCCTGTAAATCTAGTAGTGGGAACTCGCTACTTAATCCTTGAAAATATTGGCGGCGGCCTTAGAGATACTTTTGAAGCTGTTAA